GTTTTTCTCCACCCACGCCAGCGCTTTATCACGCTCAATGGCGTTAACCTGGTCGCATTTTTCCTTCGACAACTTCATGCCGGGGACGACAGGCTTACCATCCACCCGGGTGGCACCACGGCAGATGGTCCAGATACCTGCACCATCACGGTATGCCGTGGTGTGGTTACCTTCCTTTTCATCCAGAAACTGGTCGAGAATTTCAGGCGCAGAAGCCCCTGCGGCAATCAGCGCCAGAACGGCAGCCGACAGGCCGTATTTGATTTTTGCGTTCATGGATATTTATCAGGATTTATCGGTTCCGAATCCCTGGATATGTTAAGCCTTCACCCCGCCAGTGGTGGGCACTGGCCAGGGTATGTCAATCTGATAAACACAGAGGTGACTATGGATTATCCAAATCTACCAAAACAAACTTTTGCTGATTTAATCGCACTCAGGCAAGCAGTCGTAGCTCTAATCAACGTGTTGCCGGATGAGGAAAAGGAATTAGTTAAAGCAATTCTTAACAGAACTGCCGCCGATTTTTCATCATTCCCACTGACAGATGACCTTGCGGACCTTCCTGAATTAATTGCAGCGTCCGCCATTAAGCTTACTGAAGAGATTTACTCTCCTCAAAAGCCTTCACAAAATTCCTGCGAGTAACTTCAATGCAATAATCGTAAAACGCCGCGAACTGCTCATCGCGGCGTTTTTCTTCAGGCCGCTGAAGATGCTCTTTCAACCGTGAAGCGCAGCTTAGATGCGCCGCGCGATCAAGAATAGTTTCTTTCATTTCATCTGCTGCAAGCACCTCATTTTTTGTTGGGATGCTTTTTTTCAATTCAGCGATATAGCACTCCAGTTTTTCAATGCGTGATTCAATATCATCGTTTTCTGACCGCAATGCCGTCGGTGGCGTCTTCAGAGAACCAGTAATTATTCCCGGTAGTTTTCCTCTGTAGGTTATCAACACATCCTGCGCCTCTAAAATTATGGGGCGCTTTTCCGGCGACTGCTCATCCCCTTCACATAAAGCGGCAGCAATATCCATGAAAAACTGCTTCGCCTGTTTTTTCGCCTCAGCTTCGTAAAATTCCAGCGTGGCACCTTCAGTACGGTCAAGACTAATCGCCACATTTGGCAACAACAGTGACGGATACCCACCAATTTCCAGTGCCACAGTAACAGTAATCTTATCCGGGTAATTATTTATCCCTTTAACAACCAGTTTGTATTGTTTATTCATCGCCTTACTCTCCCCGCGCTGCCTTACGACGGTCCTCTCTGATTTTGAAATACAGGTTAGTCAGATATGTCAGCAGCCCAAACAGCAGACTCCCCAGCACGCCTATTGCCGCCCACTGAGACGGGGAAACCCTGTCCAGCAACTGCAGGAACCAGTAGCCCGTTCCCACCGCTGACGTGGTGTATGACACACCTGTTGTGATTTTTTCCATCTGGTACATACCCCGTCTCCCGTACTCGGAAGCTCACAACAACAAAAGGGCCACCAGCTCTTTACTGATGACCCTGACTCACCGTTACAGCATTGTGCCCGATTCTGGCTGTGTGTCTGTCATATCCGTCACCGGTGGCTCCGGCTGAATATCACCATTTTCCGTGGTGACATCTTCCGCCTGTGGTTCCGGAAGCAGTTCCGGGGATGGTTCCGGCTGTGCACCAAGCAATTCATCCAGAATGGCATCCACTTCTGCATCAAGACGCGCCTCAAGGTTCTGCCGAAGTTGCTGTTTCAGTGCGCTCCGGACTTCTTCAGAGCGCAGGACTTCCTTCACTGCCTCAGCAGTGACCAGCGATTTTATTTCTGACATAGGATTTTCTCGTTGAAAGGGGTTATTAAGAAGGTTGTTCCGGAATGAGTGGGGCTTCTGTTTTTGCTCCGGCTGACTGACTGGCGCTGATTTTCTCTGCGGCCCTTTTATCAATCTGCCTGCGCCAGAAATCGCGCACTGCCCTGTACCCACCCGAAAGAAGATACAGCACACAGACTGCCGTACAGAAGTACAGCATCACCTGATGAACAAATGTCATAGTTTCTTACCGTTATGGTTGACAATGAGAACTGTTTTCATTTAAAAAACCGATATACGAAAGCATCTTTTCTTTACATTCTCCATTGGGATTACCTCCGCCAGCTTCCGTTTCTGCCGCTGGCGGTTTTTTTTGCCGGTTATGCTGATTCCCGGTTTTCGTTAACTTTGACTGTGACCGTATCAAGCAGTACCGGATACGTCGCTTTTGCCCCCGTGATATCTGTCAGCGTCAGCGTATCTGCTGTAAAGCCATCATTTGTCCACATCACAAGGTCAAACGCCGTCTGCTCTGTACCATCAATCACCGGAACGACTCTTTCGCTGTTATTTCCCGCAAAGCGGAAAACAACCGTATGCCAGTTATGGTCAAACGCACCAAATGTACCCAGTTGTGCATTCGACGTGCCCTTGTGGTGCATAAGATTCAGATTTGATGCATCCGTCTGAAGGAAGAATGATGCCAGCATACTGTTTGCTGCCGCGCCTGACGCCCACTGCGACACCGGCCAGTAGAGACCAAAGACAAACTGTCCGTTCACCAGTTCGCTTCCATCCGGAATTTTGAACCGTACGGCAATTTCACCCCCCTTGCTGAGAAGATTTTTTGCCTCCTCCACTGCAACAGTACAGAACATTTTCCAGGACGTCAGTTTACCGGGCTGTTTTTCCAGTCGCAGCGCTTTCCGTCCACCGTCATCAGTCACAGTGCCTTTGCCACCGGCAGCCCCCCACTGCTGCTCTGTCCATACACCATTTCCACTGTTCGCATCATATTCAGCCACCGTCCTGGTACTGCTCACGGCCTCATCATGACCAGTACCAGCAACACCGCCATCCTGCGGTTTCTCAACACCCGGTACCCCCGGACTGACATCATCACCGGGAGTTGTACCACCCGACTGCGGTGCGCTCTGCCCGGTAAGGAACGATAATGTCCGCCCGGCGTACTGCAAAATGGCACCTGCCAGGCGGTCTGAAACAAGGCCTCTTCGCGCCCATGAACTGAAGTGCGTTTTACGATCGGCTGACGTCCAGTTACTGGCAGTGCGTGACGCAGCGCCATAGTATCCCGCCGGGATAATGTCCGGATCTTCTGACGGCTCGTTTGTCGGCACATTCACACCATGCTCATCCGTCATCAACGGCACAAAGTGAATATTCTGCGCAGCTTTGCCTTTATACCCACCGTAAACCGCCTCATACGGCGCTGCATACCTTTCCTTCCAGTAGTACGTGGTATCACCGCAAATCCACGGGACGCTGGCCGTTGTCCCGCCAGTACACTGCTCTGCCACATCTGCCAGTTCCGTACGGAACTGATTTACCATGGCAAGGAAAAGCGCATTGTGTTCTGCATGTCTCCCCGAACTGACATCTTTTTCTCCCTGCATCCAGATCACTGATAACAGCACGTTCTTCGGATTTTTCTTCAGGGCCGCACGGGTTCTGCTGACCAGGTCATGATACAGCGGTTTATCCGCCCCCCACAGGGACGAGCCTGCGGTCGCTCCCGACGCTTCGTTAAACGCCCCCTCGGCCCCCGCAGTAAATCCCGAATCGCCACGGCCACATGGAACAAGAAGGATACCCGCATTCGCAGGCATAAACGGCAGCAGCTTTTTGGCAACATGCAGAGCATGCCCCACACAACCGTACTGTCCCTTTGACAAGTCCGCTTCAGGATGATTCAGGTTACTCATATCCTGCACATCATGCAGACAGTGGTCTGCCGGAATGATGTCGTTATATTTACAGGCGACACCACCCGGCGTCACCGTACTGCGACGCGCCAGCTGTTTAATACGCGGGTCCGGACGGTCATATGTCTCCGGCAGCGGCAGCCCTTCACCAAAAGACATTGAGTTTGACTGCCCCGCCAGAACAACAACAAAGTAATACTCCGGTTCGCTGGTGGTGCTGATAACTGTGCCTTCTCCATCCGACGGCTTCACCACCACAGGTGTGGTGACATCACCTTCCGCCGCAATGGCCTGCATCAGGGTATAAGGCGTGATGGCGACAGGGCTGCCAAATGGCTGCCACCCCTCCTTCAGTTTTTGTGTCAGTCGCTCCGCAAGGTCTGACGGCGACGCCGCCCTGACCACATCGTAGTGTTTAAATGTCATGAATCCTCCCGGTCGGGATAATGTTGTGAGTCAGATAAGGAGCGAGCTGAAGTCCGGAAGTTACAGGACAATGGCAGAAGGGAGACTACAGCCCGCAATACGAAAAAGGCCGCGCAGTTGCGCAGAGTGATTACTATGGGGTATTATTCGCCAGCTGAAATATTACTTCACGTTTTATTGTTTATTCCTTGCCGCCCGCGTCTCCCAGCGCGGGCTTTTTTGTCCATAAGAAAGCCCCTCCGGAGAGGGGCTGAAGCCGCATTTCTGTATCACCATGAACATGGTGCCGGGTGCCTCCCGGTGAGTTCAGCCCGGTGCCACTAAACCCGCGTCATTCTCGTTTTGATAATCAGAGATTATACCGTCACCAGTCGCCCCTCCGCTCAGGGGGATTCACCATGCGAAATTTTTTTAACAAATGCCCAGTCTGACAGGCAACTGTCAACTTACTGAATTGTGAGCAACATAGCATTTAACGGGGAACCTGTTTTCTGCAGTAAAAAGGCCCACCGGAGCGGATGGGCCTGGAAGGATAGCGGTCATGTGATGCCGGTTTCCCGGTAACTCAGCACCGGTATCTGAGTCAACGTTTTCTCTACTGGGTCATTTCCGATACGCCCTGCCTGCTGACAGGCTTTCATCACATCTGAAAATATAGCACCCTGACTGATACTGTAGTACCCAAGGTTCCAGAAACTGTGATGTA